TATTTAATAAAAAGAATTCTATATAGAAGTATTAGATAATATTTAATTATTTTCTATATAGAACAAATAATAATTTTAATAGGAGGTAGGAAATGGGAGAGCATGAAAATAAGCGAGGCTTTTACTAATTATAGGGAGATTGAGGTGATATCGAGAGGATTGTCTCCTAAAACACTAGAATCTTATGTTTATGCAGAGAAATTGGTTATTGAATACTTTACAGATACTGAGGTTAGGAATATTACGCCACTAGATGTATCGAAATTTTATCAATATTTATGCAGTTTCCAGAGGCCGGATACCGCTAGGGGCAATATAATCTGCTTTAGGTCTGTTTTAAGGCGTTGCGTGCGTAAGGGTTGGGCTGATATTGACGTAGAGGATATTAAAATCCCTAAACGCGAGAAACGTGTTGTGAATTATCTCACAGAATCGGAAATTGAGCGATTTATCGGAGTGGTTAGTGCTAAATATAAGGGCTATTCTAGAATTAATCGTCTAAGAAATACCGCGATTGTGAATCTTTTCTATGATTCAGGGATTCGTGTTAGTGAATTATGTTTATTAAATCGAAATAGTATTAGAGAGCGACAATTTACAGTAATCGGTAAATCAAAAAATCCTAGAATTTGCTTTATCACTAGAAAAACTGAGGAAGCCATCGCGGAATATCTAGCTGAACGTAATGACAATGAGAAAGCACTTTTTATTGCAACTCAAAACGGAAAGAGAATCACATCAGATACTGTTAGGAAGATATTCCAAAACGCTTGTAAACGCTCAGATTTTATCAATGTCCATCTGCATACGATCCGGCATTCTTTCGCTACGAGACTCCTGGATAAAGAGGTAGATATTAGATATATCGCAGAATTAATGGGCCATGAGAGTCTAGATACAACTAGAATCTACACTCATATTTCTAACCCTAAATTGAAGAAAATCTATGAAAAAGCTCTTGCAATTTTTTAACCATAGGCATATAATAAGATTATTAATAAACGCACCTTAAAATCTGTCTAGTGATATAAAATCATGATGACAGTGTGATACGAAAATGCTCTGTGTAAGCAATTTAATATCATTTAGGTGCGCGTCTCTTCCAAGGAAGAGGTCGAGAGTTAGAGTCTCTTAGCTCGCACCAAATGGCATTTTTGCTTGTACGCCCATTTCGGGCGTATTTTTAATTTATATATAGATTAAAAGCATAGAAGTTTTAGTTTGTATATGTATTAAAAATTATAGAGGATTTAATATATATAAATTAAAAACCGTAGCGTTTTCGCTCCGGTTTTTTCTTTCCCTTGGGGAACAAAAGTATTGTTTTGCTTTGTTTTCCATAGAGTGAAAAAACGGCTATGGCCCAACTAAAGTTTTAGCAATTTAACAATTCGGCAACTAATAAAAAACAAAAAACAAAAGGGAAACAAAATGAACAACTATAACAAATTTAATAATCAGCAAAATTCAGACGAAAATTCCACCCTCGCAGCAGAAACGATTTTATTAGCAGGGTCTGGACTTTTTCTAATCTGGGTCGGCGCTGCAACACTACCAGTCATGAGTGTCCTCGGATTTATCATGATCGGCACGGCATTAATAGATTAATTAGAAAGAGAGAAAAATATGAAAATTGAAGTAAAACAATTAGGAATCCCAAAATTCGTCAGAGTAAACGTAGTAAGGGCTAAATAATGGAAAAAGATGACTATTATAGCAGGCCTGAATGGTCTTTTTCGCAGATGAAAAACATCATTACGGAAGGTATTGACTATGCTGTGGCAGCTAAAAGAGGCCTACTCCCCCCGCCAGATAACAAAGCTATCGATATCGGCCAGTTAATCCACGGTGAGTTGTTAAAACAAGGCACATCAGGCCAATTCGTGGTTAGCCCATACTCAAATTTTCGCACTAAGGAGGCCAGAGAGTGGCGCGATACTCAAACCTTACCAATTATCACGGAAGAAGATTTCGAACGGTTAAGTAACTCTTGTGGGGCGATAATAACCCATCCACTTTATAGTACCTTACTATGCGGAGATGGAATTGAAAATGAAAAAGCCATGTTTGGGAAAATTCAAGGTTTACCAATCCGCGGGAAAGCCGACGCTATTAAGAAGACCGAAGACGGTTTTATTATCTGCGATCTAAAAACTACCGCACAATTTTCGGACTGGAAATATAAAGCCTTTAGAATGTGCTATGACATGCAGGCACTCATCTATTCAGCCCTAACAGGTCAATTCAAGAACACCAAGTTTTATTTCATGGTGGTCGAAACCGTAGCTACATACAGAACCGCAGTAATGCTCGCGGGTGAGAGCTTTACAGATAGTGGCGAAGCGAAGCTATTAAAATGTATCGACGAAATCGTAAAATTCGGCGATCGCGAAATCGACTTCCACCAGAACAAAACGCTAGATGACGTGATTGAACTTGGAGATTTCAGTAATTAGAAAGAGAGAAAAAATGGAAAATAATATCACAAAAGTCGAACCGAAAAACATCGAGATTAAACCAAAAACTAAACTCACGATCGAGAGCATGGTTCATAATCAAGTTTTTTTGAAGAAAGCTCAAGATGTGCTTGGTCAAGGAACTCAACAGTTCATGAGTTCAGTGCTAACCTTATCAAATTCGGACAAGAATTTTAAGCAATGCGACCCGATTAAACTTTATAACTGTTGTCTCATGGCCGCGGCAATCAAGTTACCTTTTAATCAGAGTTTAGGTCAAGCCTACGTAATCGCTTATAAAGGCGAGCCGCAACTTCAAATCGGTTATAAGGGCTTTATTCAATTAGCTCAGCGCTCTGGTCAATTTAAGACCATTAATGCTACGGAAGTTAAAGAGGGTGAAGTCAAAAGCCGTAACCGCTTAACTGGCGATATCGAATTTAGTTGGATTGAAGACGAAGAAGAACGCGAAAAAGCTAAAACTATCGGTTATGTCGCATACTTCGAGCTTCTAAACGGTTATCGACAAACACTCTATATGTCTGCACAAGAAATTAGAGGCTACGCGACTAAGTACAGCCAAAGCTTTAAGTTTGGTGGTGGTGTCTGGAAAGATAACTTTGACGAAATGGCCAAAAAGACTGTTCTGAAGCGGATTCTAAGCAAGTATGCACCATTATCTATCGATATGCAGAAAGCCATTGAAATTGACCAATCAGATGGTGATAAGAACTATCCGGATGTGCCGAAAGAAACCTTAAATGTCGAAACTTTCGACGCAGAGGAAGCTGAGGTAGTCAATGAATAGAATCGAATCAACCAAGAATGTCGCAATTCGAATCAAAAAGAAAGGTAAAAATGGCAGGAACTAAAGCTGGCGGATTGAAGACAAGAGCCACTAACTATCAGAAATACGGAAAAGACTATTATCGGCGTATCGGTGCAATTGGTGGGCGTAATAGCAATACTGGTGGCTTCGCCTGCACGGATGTCGACAATGACGGCTTAACTGGTCCAGAGCGATCTAAAATCGCAGGAAGTAAAGGCGGAAAAATCGGAGGCTTTATCGGAAAACGTGGATACGCATTCATCGAATTAGCCGAAGAAAAAGGATTCGCCTACTACAAACAGAGGAACTCCGGGAACATCGTAAAATTAGCAATTAACAATTAAATCAGATGGTGCTGGCCGATTAGAGCTAGTTAAATGTAAACATAGATTCAGCCATAGTACTTAACATCAGATGAGGCGTAATCGGTTTTAATGTGCATTTTTAATTTAGACCTCTAAATTCTTTATTAGCGCCTCATTCTCAACAATTATCACTAGGAGCGTCGTAGACGGTAGTCGGAACAAAAAAGTTGAGTTCCTTAAACTCCGACGCGATTCGAGACCTACGAATCGTTCTGGAAACTTCTCCTAGTGGTAATTTCTGGAATTAAACAAAATGAATAATAGACAAAATTTAATCCAACCTGATAAAGTCCTCGTCGATTATGTCGACAGTACTGGTAAAACCCAGCACTGCGAATGCAAGACGATAAAAGAGGCTTACAAGTTGGAACGATACCTAAAACAACATAAGAATTACTCAGCGGTCCTCACGGTAGTAATGCCAAAAAGAGCTAACGAGGAGAAAGGAGAAAGAGAGAAATGGTAAAAGATAAAGTTGACGAAGCAATCGAAACGCTTGTAGATAATGAACCTAGAGATGTGAGCTATAATGAGCTACTCCAATGCCTATGCGAGCTAACAGATAAGGACTTTAAGAACCTTATCAAAAGCGCAAAATTAGAGAGAAAAACTAATAAACTAATCGACCAATACTTTAACAATAACTAACAACGTGGTGCTTTGAGCGGTCTATAATAATTTCTCTCGCCGTATCAAGGTTAAATGTCATAAACGCAGCCCGATATGCTTGAGGGGTGGTTGCCGAGCCACCCCTACCATGAAAAGGAGAATTGAAAAATGAAATATTATAAATTGATAAATGACATCCCAATGTTCAAAAAAGGAGATCTATTCTTTATTCACCCAGAAGAGGGATGCCTACTTCAAAAAGATACGTTAAGATTAGCCTATCATAAGAAAACTCTCGAGAAAAATCCAGAAATCCTTAAAGATTGGTTTAAGGAAATTGAGGAATCTAAAAACAAGAGGTGGAGGGGTGGAAGAGGTGATGATTATTATTTTATTAACGATGAAGGTGTTATATGTCATGAGATTGATACCAATGACGGCATGGATAACTATCGCTACAATGTTGGTATTTATGGACGCACAAAAGAAGAACTTGAAGCTAAACGTGAATACGATATCGCCCGCCAAGTGCTCTTAGATGACGCAGAGGGCGGAAAGTTTATCGAAGGTGGCAAAAATTGGCATGCTTTTTACGATACGACTTCCGAAACCTACGCAATAGCGTCTGATATGTCTTATTACTTCCCAGGGGTGGTTTGCTTTAAGAATGGAGGGAGTTTATATAAATCCCTCAAAGAGCATGAAGAGCAATGGGAAATTGTTCGTAAGTACGAGATGGGTGAGATGTAATGATAACACTTATATTAATACTAATCCTGGCTATCGCAATTATATCTGTGGCTGTCGATAATAAAAGCCGATATGGTAATGATAAAGCTGGGTTCATATTTGAGGTATCAGTATTCTGCTTAGTCATTTTTTTGATACCATTCATAGCGCTCCTAATGTCTGTCTCAAACGGCTCAACGATAGACTCTAGAATTGAGTTATACCAGTCACAGAACACTGAGATTGAGTCTAAGGTCCAAGCCACAGTTGCAAGCTATTTAGCTCACGAGAAACAAGCTTACAAAGACCTCAAGCCTGACAATGCTATTGCTGTAGTCTCGGCTTATCCTGAACTTCATAGTAATGAATTAGTTAAGAAACAGATTGAGGTTTACGAAGACAATAATAAGAAGATTTTAGGGCTAAAAGAAGAAAAACTAAACCAGTCAGTATATAAATGGTGGCTATATTTTGGGAGATAAGAAAAATGGAAGCAAGCGGTATTTGGGAACCATATTTTAAGCCTACAACTAGAGTCCACGATTCGGGATACAGATGTTTTGAATGTGGGTATTTACAAATAGGCGATAAAAATAAAGCAGTTAAAAAAGTCATAATCGCCACAAGAGTTGATCATATCATGAACTTCGAATGGCTAACTACTGAGCATGCACCACAAGAAATTCACCTTGATTTATTAAAAAGCGGTGAAATTCGAATTTTTAACAATGAGAAGCGCCCGTACTGGTTTATTCCTGGCCGTTCAGACGCTCATATTACGGCAATTGAAGAAGATGCCTGGCCTAGGTATGAAAATCTTGATGAAATCTGGGAAAAGCAAGAGGAGAAGAAAAGATGAGTGAAATAAAATACAGGGTTTGGAGTAAAAAGCAAAAGACCTATGATTACGAACATCCATTTAATAAGCCAGGGGACTTCTATATTACTCAGAATGGTGTTCTGTTTTCGGATTATGGCAATGTCATAACTCCAGAGGTCAAGCAAGACGATTTTATTATTGAACAAGCAACTGGGATTAAAGATAAAAACGGGAAAATGATATATGTTGGCGACATAGTCAAAATGAAATTTCCCTATGACAAACGATTCATCGGCAGATTCGTTGTAATAAAAGACCCCAATAGTCCACGAATTGGCTTATTGGACGAAACAAAAACCGATGAAATATTTAACCTGTATAATCATATGTCTAATTATTACGAGGTTATC